GGAAAAAAGATAGATTGTTCGGCGACCCAAGTAACTAAAACGGGGTGATATTTCTCTCCCATTTTTAACCATTTAGAGACTAAAGAACGAGATTCAGACTCAATTTGTAGTTTATCAGTAAGATTAGCTAAAGAGATATTTGAATAGGCATAATTTAACTGAGAGTCATGTTTTTTTTCGTCTTTAAAATTAGAGGCTAATAATAAAATACCGTAATCAGATAACCATTTTCTCTCTCGACTAGCACACTCTTTAATCCATTGACCAACGGGTAACTCTAAGTGTCGAGCCTCTAATGCTTTTTGGATAGTTTTTTCCGCACCCCGAACACAGTGACCGTTTTGAATAGGCATAACTGCCCAATCTCGTTTAGCGTTTAATAGACGTTGAAAAATTAATTGATCAGACATAAAGTTTTTACCAGTAAAAAATTTTTCCTTGTATTAAAGGATTGAGTGAACCCCTTGAAGGAAAGATTACCCCTGCATTATAACACAATAAAAAATTTTTAAAAATAAAAAAATCATGGTAGTATATGCACTAAAAAGCCAAAAAGTCAAGCGGATATGTGCCAGTTTATAAACTGTCCCAAAACACCAAAAACCCCTTGACATTACAAGAGATAAGTTACATAATAGAGACATAAACAAAAAACAAGAGTACCCAATTATGAAGTTGTACCAAAAGATTGCAAGAGTTTTAAGTCAAAAAAACAAGTCGCTAAATGTGATAGAGAAAGAGTTAACTTTGTTGAAAGAGTTATTGCCTAATGGTAATGTAATCGGATTACAACGTCATAACTTATCAACTGTGAGTTGCATTATATCCCTAAAATCAACTCACAAAAGAATAGTGATAGACACAGCGTATTGGCATCCAATCATAAGACAATGGACAGAGCATCAAGTAGTAATAACACCTAGTTTTGAGGACGAAATAAACATCCGAATAACTGGTAAAAATGAGGACAACGTTAAGGACTACTTACATGATATTTTTAGTGAGGCATTAATGAAAGAGTATGTAGTTTTTAAAAAGGGCTGGGATGTCAAAGATTCATCAGAAATAGAATCTGAACTAGAATCTGAACTAGATTAACAGACCAAAAAAGCTAAAGCAGTGGTAAGAATCACTGCTTTAATCTAAAATAACAATTGCAGGTGTGTGCATGAGGTTAGCACATAATAAAAACTTATTACAAGGATAATCAAAAGTTATATTAGGTAATCTTATGACGATAGGACAAAATTATAAGCAAAAATAATATTAGATAAACTTATGACAATACCTAAAACAGATAAAAAAAGACAAAACTAAAAGTATTGACATTTTTTGAAAAAGATGACATACTATAAACATAAACGAAAACCGGAGTTACCAACCATGACTACACTAGACACAATGATTTTAGATTATATCGCAATTGGGGCATATTGGGCATTTAACGCTACCGTTGTATTCTTTACCGTAATGATGATAATATCGGGTGTTTTGCACGCATTTTGGGGCATTTTAGAGGGGGTGGATAGCCGAATATTTTATCCTCAAAACTTGCATAATATGGACACGACCGATACACAAATTGATACCCAAATTCCTAATTTAGAAAATCTAGAGCAAGACTTAAATTTAGTGTCTAAAATAGAGTCAATATCTCAAGTGGCGATTAAACAGGAACTGGTAGAATCAGAAGTGGTATCAATCAGACAATTAAAAGTGATGGCCAGAGAATTAAAAATTAAAGGTTATGGAAGTATGACAAAACAACAATTGATAGAAAAAATTCAACAGAGTTGAGAAAAAAGTCAAGGGGCTATGTGCCAGTTTATAAACTGTCCTAAAACACCAAAAAACCCCTTGACAATTCAATAGAACAGTGGCATAATAGACACATAAGCAAAAAATAGGAGTCACCAATTATGTTTGTAAGATTAAGCTATCACAATATCGACGACCTCTTTATTTTGTTTGATGCTGGGGTTATTGACTTAAAAACTAAGTCTCAGGTATCCCTATCAGAAATAGAAGACTATGATAATTTTGGATGGTTAGAGTTAACGAGTAAAAATTTAGAGGCAATTTGTGAATATTGTGCAGAGTTAGGTATAGAGTCTAATGGTTCATTAGGTGATTTTCGTTACTGGTATTCTGCGGACATGAACTACCATTTAGAGTTAAAAAGTGACCAGTCTGAAAACTTAGAGGTTAAAATTGGAGAAATCAACTTAAAGCTAGAGGGGTTAAAATTAATTAAAAACGAAAGCTAACAAAAAAAAAGGTTGAGAGCAATAGCTCAACCTTTTAATTTGTGTCTAATCGAGTGCAAGGGTAAATTATCATGTTTGTACCATTTAAAGAATGCGAAAAAAATTGTTTTCACAGTTTAACGGCTTACATAGAATAGCATTGATAGAACTGCTGATTCTTATGTTTCTCTGGGGAGTAATCGAGCAGTATAACCATTTCAAAAATGGTGGTACATTAAGAGATAGTGCAAGGGTACAAATTCAGGAAAAATAAGAGAGCCAGAGGGATTGTGACAATTAAAAAACTGTCACAATCTAATTAAATCTCCTTGACAATTCAATAGAACAGTGGCATAATAGAGAAATAAGCCAAAAAGTACAGGGGTTAGACAATGATTAAAGTAAGATTAAGCTATACACGACGACTTTATTTGTTTGATGCGGGGGTCATTGACTTAAACACTAAGTGTCAGGTATCACTAGATGACATAGAAGACTATGATAATTTTGGATTGGTTAGAGTTGACGGCGGATAAATTAGAAAATGTTTGTGAGTATTGTTCAAATTTAGGAATAGAATCTAATGTTACATTAAGTGATTTTCCTTACTGGGAACTTTCTTACTGGTACTCCTACGACCAAAATTACCGTTTAGATATAAAAAGTGATTCAGGTGAGGACTTAGGTTTAGTTAATAAAATATTTGAGATAAACTTAGGACTTTGGAAATCCAAGCTAATCAGAGAAAATAAAAATCTAAAACGGATAAATAGTTCGCTCAATATTTAAGTGAGTGTTTATTTATAAAGCTACAATGAAAAAGAAATCGTGCGGTAAGAAGATTAAAAAGGTTACTCCAAAGCCGGTTAAACCTTCTAAATAGTCAAGATAAGGACGGTGTATCCCGTCCTATTTTATTAAAATAAAAGTTATGAATCTAATAAAAAATTGGTTAGTAATAATGTCTTCAGTAGGCTTATTAGGGGTTAGCGTATTGGCTATTCAAAACCCTGACAAATTCGGGCGAAACGTTGTAGAAATAACAGCGGTGCTAATAACGTCAGTTATCACCTTAGCCAAACAAAGTGATGAACATCCTAAACAAAATGATGAACCGCCTAAGAAACCTTAGAGCCTATTCCAAAAGTGCTAGTTTAAGAGGTATCACACCTGCAAAAAAGGTCAAAATATCAAGTCCAATTATGCCAGTTTATTAATTGTCACATCTATCACAAAGGTAAACGGTGAACTAACTTGGTTCAGAATATTAGGGCAAGATTGGAATGGTAAGACTCGTACAATGGAGATAGAGTTAGGCAAGTATGACGTAGGGGAATTAGAAAACTTAGGATTAGGATTAGGAGAATCCGAAAAAGAAGCGAGAGAGGTGATAAATCAATGGTTGAGGGCTATAGGTATTTATGAACCTCATGGCTTTTGGAGTGTTGATTTTAGTTCAGTAACGGATTATGATTGTCAGATTGAGTTAAGTGATGGACACTATTTAAGTGTAAATTGGGAGGACGATAAAAACTATGCTAAGTATCAAGAGATACTAAGACTTATCTAAGCTAAATGTCAAGTCCAGATGTGCCAGTTTATAAATTGGCACATCTACCACAAAAAAGTAAAAATGTCAATACCGATTGTGCCAGTTTATTAATTGTCACATCTACCACAAAAAAGTAAAAATGTCAAGTCAAATTATGCCAGTTTAGAAAGTGTCACAAAGGGTATAGACGTTTCTAAAAAAAGATGGCATAATAGTAATATAAAGAAAAACACAGGAGTTTCAAATGATTAACCCACTCAGAATCAAATTATCTGCTAAACATATTGTGGCTAAACGGGGTAAAGAAATAGTAGTGATCTATAATTTTATGCCCACAAATAATTGGAAAAAAAAAGCTAAATGGTTAAAAAAACTATTGTTTAGCTAAATGTCTATAGGTAATGTGCCAGTTTATTAATTGGCACATCTATCACAAAAGGTAAAAATGTCAATAGGTAATGTGCCAGTTTATAAATTGGCACAATAGGACTTAACAAAGAGTAAAGTCAATGCAGGTGGAAATGTGCCAGTTCATAAAGTGTCACAGCTACAACAAAAAAGTCAAACTGTCAATAGGAAATGTGCCAGTTTAGAAAGTGTCACAGCTATCATAAAAAGGTCAAAATGTCAATAGGTAATGTGCCAGTTTAGTAATTGGCACATCTACCACAAAAAGTAAAAATGTCAATAGGTAATGTGCCAGTTTAGAAAGTGTCACATAGGGTATAGACATTTCTAAAAAAAGATGACATAATAGTAATATAAAGAAAAACACAGGAGTTCCAAATGATTTACGACATCCCCCTGTTTGAAGTTGAATCCTCTGTCTTAATGTTTGTAGGTTATGAGCCAATTAGCGAAACATTAAGAATAGTATTTAAATCTGGAAGTGAGTACAAATATACAGGAGTACCAATTCAGGTGTATCAAAATCTCTGTAATGCAGAATCTATAGGACGAGAGTTCAATCGTACTATTCGTAACAAATACGATTGTACTCTAGTACAAGAGTTAAAAGTAGCAAGAAAAGCGTAAATGTCAATAGGTAATGTGCCAGTTTATTAATTGGCACAGCTACCACAAAAAAGTAAAAATGTCAAGTCCAATTATGCCAGTTTAGAAAGTGTCACAATAGGACTTGACAGAGAGTAAAGTCAATGCAGGTGAAAATGTACCAGTTCATAAAGTGTCATAGCTACCACAAAAAAGTCAAAATGTCAAGTCCAATTATGCCAGTTTAGAAAGTGTCACATACGGTATAGACAAATCTAAAAAAAGATGACATTATAGTTATATAGAGAAAAACACAGGAGTTCCATATGAAAACTATCGACCTAATAATTTCAGTATTATTTTCAGTATTAATTATCGGACTTTTATTTATGGCTACGATACCTAACCAGAAAAAAGTAGAATGTGAAGTTGAAAATCAAAGTCCTGCAACGGTACGCAAAGAATACTTATACATGAGATAAAAAAGTCAAAATGTCAATAGGTAATGTGCCAGTTTAGTAATTGGCACAGCTACAACAAAAAAGTCAAAATGTCAATAGGAAATGTGCCAGTTTAGAAAGTGTCACATATGGCATAGACAAATCTTGGCATAGACAAATCTAAAAAAAGATGACATAATAGTAATATAAAGAAAAACAAAGGAGTTCCACAATCTATGACTAACACAATTGAGAACACACCCCCTGGAGAAACCATTTCCGACATCTTGAAAGAGAGAGGAATACCCTTACGAATATTTGCTAATCGGATGGAAATGTCAAGAAAGGAAGCCTTTCGACTGCTGGCAAGTGAAACTGAGATTACAGGTCGTATTGCTTGCAAATTGCAGTATGCTTTCGGCTTACCTACTGCTCATTTTTGGAAAGAGCGTGAAAGACTTTACCGAGAATCTCTAGCAAATCAAAACAATGTAATGCAGAATCTAGGGAACAATAGTTCAATCGTACTATCCGAAACAGATACGACTGTACAGTAGTACAAGTGCTAAAAGTAACAAAAAAAGCGTAAATGTCAAGTCCAGATGTGCCAGTTTATTAATTGGCACAATAGGACTTAACAAAAAGCAAAGTTTATGCAGGAAGTAATGAACCAGTTTAAAAAGAGTCACATCTACCACAAAAAGGTCAAAATGTCAAGTCAAATTATGCCAGTTTAGAAAGTGTCACATACGGTATAGACAATTCTAAAAGAAGATGATATAATAGTAATATAAAGAAAAACAAAGGAGTTCCGCATGAGTTACGACACCTTCCTGATTGAAGTTAAATCCTCTGACTTATTAGCTGTCGGTTATGAACAGCTATTAAAAAACATGGCTAGTAATTTTCAAGATAAACTACCGGTAGTTATCTCAATTGGTGCTAAAGATGCGGGAAAAACCTTTAATTATATTCAGCTATCTCGCCTACAGTCTTGGGGAAATTTTTTAAATAAAGTTGATCCTAAAAATCAAGAAAATTCCGGAGAAAATCTGGGTTTAATATTTCCTTTACTCCAATCACAAAATTTAAATGATAAGTCCAAAAATATTCTTGAACAAGCACGGCTAAATGTAAATAATACACTCAATCATAATTGTCAATTTTCCATATCGGATTTTAAAGACAGAATAACGCAGTCTCTATCTAATCAAGATTGGAACGAGGTAGATTGGGCAAAATTTTGGGTCAAAGAATTTTCGAGAGTTTTAGGGTATAATCAGGAAAATTATCAACTAAATAAACTGCATGAATACCTTAAACAAAAAAACTCGAAGATTATATTTTTAATTGATGGATTAGAAGATGCTTTTCCTAATGTCGCCAATGATAACGATAACCTTCAACGAAAAGCCTTGAAAGCTTTGATCGATCATTTACCGAATAAATTAACAGAAATTAAGCAATCTAATCTAGGATTGATTGTCTTTCTGCGTCGAGATTTCTTGAGATATACAATCACACAAAACTCAGCACAATTTGAAAACTTATATCGTGAATACCGTTTTTAGTGAAGACGGCAAACTACTAAAGAGTCAATAGGAAATGTGCCAGTTTAGTAATTGGCACATCTACCACAAAAAGTAAAAATGTCAATAGGTAATGTGCCAGTTTATAAAGTGTCACATCTACCACAAAAAAGTAAAAATGTCAATAGGAAATGTGCCAGTTCATAAAGTGTCACATCTACCACAAAAAAGTAAAAATGTCAATAGG